CTGGGTCAACATTCCAGGCACATCGCTGAGGGTGAAGTGTCCAGACGCTGGCGCGAATCCGACGCAGCCGCCAAAGTGTATGGCGCCGGCTGAGCTTGATCCGGCGACGAATACGTGCAAGACACCTTCATCGACTGAATGCCGCGCATCGCAGGTCAGCACGCCGATTGGCGGTAAGACTTTCCAGCGGCAATGCGCGGGTAGCGTGATCATGCAACCGTCCGCCGTCGGCGGCGGCATTGTGGCTTTGACCGACCTTGGCCCACTGTTCGGCAACAAGCCGTTCCCGAGTTACATCTACTCCGGACAATCGCCAACGTTCTACATTGACTCAGGATATTACGTCGCGCTGGCATTCACGCCTAATGCTAACGGCTTGATCAAGTTCACGGCCAACAACAGCTACGGTGATGGCGGCACTATTTCCCTGAGCACCTTCGCCGGCGGACTGACCGCTGGGACGCCCGGCGTGATCTGCGCCTCAGCCGATGGCGGGTTGAACAGCATGATCGTCAGCACATTGACCGGCTATTGCCCGGTCAAGCTTGGCCAGACGTACTACATCAATTTCGCCGACACCAACGCCAATGGCGAGCAGCTTTGTTTTGGCGGCACGGCAGGCGCATGCGCGCAGTCGCGCGTCTCGTACGCATTCACGGCTCGCGCGCAGTGAAGCACACGGCCCTATTCATCGCGATCCGCCTAGCGCTGCTGCGCATGCGGTACAGCTAGATGTTCCCGTTCAACTGCGAAACCCCGTTCGAGCGCTGGCTCGAGCACAAGCTCATTCACAATCGGGGGTCCCTGGCGACCTGGGGCGAACCGCGGGTGCGGACGAGCGCGGAAATCGTCAGTTTTTCGGTTCCAGTGGGTTTCAGCAGCAGTTTTGGCGTCTGCGCATAAGGCCAAATGGTTGAACTGCAATGGGTGAAGTCCTAGAAGCGCACGATCGCATAGTGCGATTGAGCATTGCGCGGTTGGCCGAAGAGTTCGGCATGGCTCGAGAGACAGTCTCGAAGCGTCTCGCCCAGGCCAATGTTTCGGCCGATGGAAAGCGCAATGGTTATCCGGTGTACCGGCTGCGTGATGCGTGTCCGGCGATTCTGCAGCCTGTCGGACTCGGGGAGGACGGCGAGATCGATCCTCGCAAGCTGCCGCCTCAGGATCGGAATGCTTGGTTCGCATCCGAGCTGCGGCGGCTGGAAACGGAACTGAAAACCGGCCAGCTTGTGCCTGCCGCAGAGCTTGAATCGAGCTTGGCCGATAACGCCAAGACGCTAGTGCAGTTTCTGGAAACGTTGCCCGATCAGCTCGAGCGCGATGTGAATCTCTCGCCGGAGCAGATCGAGGGTATGCATGCGTCGATAGACCGTGCACGTCAAGGGTTGTACGACCGACTCGTCGAGGTTGAGTCTGCGGAAGCGAACGCAGCGTAGATGGGCTACGCATCGGCTCGGGAAATTCGGCTGGGTGTAGCCGCAAGGATCCGTCCTGCGCGGCGGTTCGCAGTAAGCGAATCAGCGCAGGCGAATTTGCGCATCGTCAATCCAAGCGGGTCGGCGGGGAATTGGTCTGCAGATGTCGCACCATATATGCGCGAGCCGATGGATTTGGTTCCGTCGCGGCTTTACGAGGCGATCGTTTTTGCGGGCCCCGCTCGATCTGGAAAGACGGTCGCGCTGGTTGACGGGGTAGTGGCCTATTCGGTGGTGGATGATCCGGCGGATACGCTGATTATTCAGACGAATCAGGGTCAGGCGGAAGATTTCAGTAAGACGCGTATCAGCCGTGCGATTTCTGGTAGTCCGGAACTGGCTAAACGGCTGAGTCCGCGGGCGCACGATGACAATGTGCTGCTCAAGTTCTTTCGGAACGGCATGGCGCTGCGATTTGGTTGGCCGACGCTGGCGCAATTGAGCGGCAAGGATATTGCCCGGGTGCTGATGACGGATGTCGACAACATCACCGGCGATTTATCGATCGACGAATGTTTTGGCCTCGCGCTGAAGCGGACGCAGACCTACATGTCAGCCGGGATATGCGTCGCGGAGTCGAGTCCGGCGCGTGATTTCACGGATGCCCAATGGCGACCGAAGACTGCGCATGAAGCGCCACCGGCACCGGGCATCCTGTCGCTATACAACCGCGGTGACCGTCGGCGCTGGTACTGGCCTTGTCCGGAATGCAGGGCAGCATTCCAAGCTGCACCGGGCATAGACGGGTTCGCTCTGCCGCCGCTTGACGATTTGCTCGAGCGCGTGGTGGTCGAGGACATCTTGGCGTTGTCCGAGCGTTATTCGCTGCTGCATTGTCCGCATTGTGGCGTCGGGATTGCGCAGAAGTGGAAGCGAGGGATGAATCGCGCTGGCCGCTGGGTGGCGGAAGGTCAGCGCCTGGTGGATGGAGAGGTGGTCGGCGAGGCATTCCGCAGCCGCACGGCGAGCTTCTGGCTTGGTGGTGTTGCTGCGGCGTATCAGCCATGGGCATCGCTGGTCGAGCGCTACCTGCAGGCGGTGAAACAGTATGCGTTGACCGGAGAATCGAAGCCGTTGAAGACCACGACGAACGTCGATCAGGCGATGCCATTCGTGCCGGTCGCTTCGCGTTATGCGCAGTCAGGGCATGAACTGCAGCAGCGTTGCGAAGATTGGCCGCAAGGTGAGATTCCGCCTGGTGTTAGGTTCCTTACTGGACAGATAGACATACAAGGTGGAAAGAACGCGCGCTTCGTCATCCAGATTATGGGCTGGGGTGTCGGGCGCGAGAAATGGATCATCGATCGTTACGCGCTGAAAAGTTCCGAGCGTTCGGACGGGAAGGGCGGAACAAAGCCGATCGATCCGGCCGGTTATTCGGAAGACTGGCACCGGCTTATCGATAAGGTGGTATTGCGTCGCTACCTATTATCAGATGGCTCTGGACGATCTATGCCTGTGCGTATTGTGGCGTGCGATTCTGGCGGCGAGGATGGTGTGACGGAACGCGCTTACGACTTCTGGCGGTTCCTCCGCACAAAGCGGATGCAACAGAAGTTCAGGCTGGTGAAGGGCAGTGAGCGTGAAGGCGCGAAACTGGTACAGGAAACGTTTCCGGATTCGCGAAAGCGAAAGGATCGCAACTCCGGTTCGGCTGGTGATGTGCCGGTACTGGTGCTGAATACCACACTGCTGAAAGACGCAGTAATGGCTGATGTCCGCCGGCAGACGGCTGGCCCAGGCTATTACCACTTCCCAAAGTGGCTTCCCACATCATTCTTCGACGAACTTACCGCTGAGATTCGCACGGCAAAGCGCTGGGAGAACCGTCTCGGGAAAAAGAACGAGACATTTGACCTTTGCTATTACGGACATGCGGTTGCGATCTTGCTAGGCATTGACCGAATCAATTGGGCCGCGCCGCCGTCTTGGGCTGCTGAATGGGATCAGAATCCTGATGTTTACGTGGCGGATGCAATGCAGCCAATACCTGCGCCTGCGCCTGCGCCGGCGCGCTTGCGCGTGGCGCATAGCAACTACCTGAGACGATGATATGGCATTCACACAGACAGATCTTGATGCTATCAATGCGGTAATCGCCAGCGGGCAGTTGACCGTGCGCTTCGCAGATCGCCAGGTAACCTATCAAAACACCGAAGCACTACTGCGCGCGCGACAGCTAATTCTCGATGAGATGAATTCCGTGGGCGGCACTTCTCGTCGTCGCATTGTGCGTCTGAGCCAGACCGGAAATGGCTATGGGTGCTGACGGCAACGATACCTTATTCGGTATTCCTGGCGCTGGCGGTCAAGCAAGCCACAATGCGGCCGGGCAAGGTCGGCGTTTGCGGATGTGGCGCCCATTCAATTCCGGTCCGAATGCGATCACTGTCTCTGGGCAGGGCACGATCCTGTCGCGTTCGCGTGATGCGGCGCGTAATGATCCTTGGGCCGGCACGGCACTCGATAAGCTTGTTAGCAACGAGATTGGTACCGGAATTCAGGCGAAGGCGCGCTATGGCACGCCGGAGCAAAAGGCTCAATACAAAAAGAAATGGGACCGCTGATGCAGGGTTTGCGATGCCGATGGAATTTTCGATTTCTATGGTCTTCAGGGAATAGTTGATCGCGAATGGCATGAGGCTGGCGAAGTGTTCGTACGCCTGCGCCAGCGACGGCCACAAGATGGCCTAGAGGTTCCGCTTCAGTTGCAAGTGATTGAGGCCGAGCAGTGCCCGGCGAACTATTACGCGACTGCTAGCAACGGGAATGTGATCCGGGCGGGGGTCGAGTTCAATGCGATCGGTCAGCGTGTTGCCTATTGGATGTTTGCTTCACATCCAGGAGATATGCTGGTCACGAATTTCCTCGATATGACCCTGCGTCGTGTGCCTGCTGAGCAGATCATTCACGTTTATGAGCCAATCCGGGCTGGTCAGATTCGCGGTCTACCGCATATGACTTCCTCGCTTGTCGAGCTATTCAACATCGGCAACCTCAAAGATGCGGTGTTGATGCGGCAGCAGATCGCAAATTTGCTTACGGTGTTTTTCACACGCGATGCAGTGGCATCTGATGATGACCCGCTAGGTGACGCAAAGAATGGGATGACGGATCCAGACGGAACACCGCTCGCTGGGCTTGAGCCCGGCAGTGCGGTCGAACTTCCGGATGGCGTCAAACCGGAATTTTCCAACCCGCCGGATGCTGGTCCAAACTTCGCGCCCTATATGCGGACAATGCTGATGGCTGTTGCGGCCAGAGCAGGAATTCCGTACGAAGTTCTGACTGGTGACTTGGCGAACATTTCAGATCGTGCGCTGCGGCTGATCTTGAACGAGTTCCGCCGCATCGTGGAGCAGCGGCAGTGGCTGGTCTTGATTCCTATGCTTTGCCAGCGTGTGCGTGAGGCATGGTGGGACGCGGCCGTATTGGCTGGTGTCGTGGATGCGCCGGGCTATGCGAACTTGCGCGATGACTATGTGGACACCCTCTGGGTGCCGCATGGCTTCCCGTACTCGCATCCAGTGCAGGACGTCGATGCCGATCGAAAGGCAGTACGTAGCGGTTTCAAATCTCGCAGTAGTGTCGTATTGGCGAACGGAGATGATCCGGAGCAGGTTGATCGCGAGATTCTCGAAGACAATCAGCGCGCGGACGCGAATGGATTCATTCTCGATAGCGATGCGCGCTATACCAGCGATCGCGGCATTACGCAGGCGAAGCCGGCCGGCTCCGTTGAGCCTGCGCCTGCAGATTCGGCTGAACCGCCACCGTCACAACAACAGGAAAACTGATGGCCTCGAAACCTGGACTGCTCGCCCGGCTATTCCGCGGCGGGTCGCGGAATCCTGTCGTCTCGAAACTGTACACGCATGCATTCGGGCAACCATTGCTTGTCCATCCGACGATGGGTGAGCGCCTAATCGGCGCTTATCTGGATGGCGCGGTTGATGCTCCGGAGGAATTGAGCGCCGTATCAGGTTCGATTGCGATCCTGAACATCTCTGGCGCGCTGGTTAATCGGCCGATGCCAGATATTTGCGGTACAGGACCGGCCAGTTATGAGGCGATCCGCTGCGCGTTCGATGAAGCGCTTGATGACGATAACGTCAAGGCCATCGTCCTTCGCATGGATTCGCCTGGCGGCATGTGTGCCGGTTGCTTCGATCTGACAGATTACATTTTCGCGAGCCGAGGGAAGAAACCGATTGTCGCGCAGGTCGACGATATGGCGTTCTCCGCGGCGTATGCGATCGCCGCGGCATGCGATCGCATCCAGATTACACGCACCGCCGGCGTCGGCTCAATCGGCGTTTATACCTACCACATCGACCAGAGCGGGTATGACGGCAAGATGGGGGTCAAGGTGACCTACATATTCGCTGGCGCAAACAAGGTTGATGGCAACCCGCATGAGCCAATCTCCGATGCAGCTCTCGCAAAGGAGCAGGCTGAGGTCGATCGCATTCGAGACATGTTCGCCGCAGCGATATCACGTTATCGCGTGATGGACCTCGATGCTGTCATGAACACCGAGGCGCAATGGTACACGGGCAGCGAGGCTATCTCCGTTGGTTTAGCTGACTCGACCGGCACGCTCGAAGACCTATTGTCAGAGATTTCGCAACCCGAAGCGCCTGATGAGGCGCCAGATGATCAGGAGACTATGAACATGCCAACCGAAACCCCAACCACACCGAATGCACCGGCCCCGGCTGCTGCAACTGATGCTCAGGCTGCCGCTGATGTGTTGCTCGCCGAACTGACGCGCTCTGTTATGGCGTCCTCGCTTAGCGCGCAGGTGAAGACTGCGTTGCTTGATCCGAAGTCATCGGCATCTATCACGCAATCGGAGCAGATTGCGGCGCGTATAGCTGACGCAGGCAGCATCGCTGATATGTGCAAGGCGGCGAAGCTGGATGGCATGGCTGCAAGCTTCGTGACGCGTGGCGTGAGCGTTGAGCAGGCGCGCACGGAGCTTGCCGGCGCGGTGGCTGATCCGAGTCCGGAGATCGTGACAGCGCATCCTCAAAATCAAACCGCTCAGAACAAACCAAGCACAGTGCAGGAAATCTACAGCCGCCGCCGCGACGCCGCCGCGGGGAATGGC